TGTCCAATCCACTCGCCGTCAGCGGCTACCAGACAGCACGTCAGGTCGGCAGTCAATCCAGCCGCCGTGAACGCCGTTGACGGGATGATGGTTGTTCCGAATGGAGCCACGCAGAGTGCGCCTCCGGTGGAAACAACCTGCTCTGCGGCGAAGTGCGTGCTGTTGACAATCTGCACGCCGCCGGAGGGCATCCCTGTCATCAGTTCTGCATAGACTATGCCAGAGGTTGTGCTCCGGTCAACGTCTTGCAGGACGATGGCGGAACCCACGCCAGGCACGCCCGCATACTCGAACCCGTAGCTGTCACAGCTAAAGGTGAGGATTTGTCCGCTGTTCATGCCGACACCGGTGGAGCCGTGGTCAACACTGGCATCACACCAGATGTTGCATACGCTGCCGGGCTTGTAGATTTCTACCCAGCAGGGACCGGTCTTGCCAGCGGACTTTTCGCTGACGACACCGGCCCAGTGGACGCAGTTGTTGATAGAGGGTTTTTCCACCTGGATACGGCGGGCGGGGCTTGCGTCATCGACCCCGAAGTCGCCGGTATTCATGTGGGTTGACAGGGCTTCGGCGCTCTGGTCATACGAGTCGAAGTTGTAACAGAGCGAGTAGCCTTCCAGCAGTTCATCGGTGCCGATGTAATATACCCGCTGGGTGAAGACGGGAGTTGTCCCGCCTCCGTGTACGGTTTGATTTCCGACCATTGTGGTCATCCTTTCCGGCGGGCGGGGAGGTTACGTTTTTCCCTTTCGCGCCGCTTGAAGGCCGGTAGCGGTCAATCGACCGCACCCGGCCAGCCAGAAGTTCAGTTATGCGGTTTCCCAGTTGCTGATAAGGAAGCCGCCCGTTCTGCGATTTTCATTGATGTAAGCATACGTCAAGTCGATGTAGACTGTCAAGACGTCATGCTGATTGACGTCGCTCATCGGCTTGTTGACCCGGAAGTATTCCCCGGACAGGCAGATGGCGTAGAAGTGATTGTGGTTGACCCCGAAAATCGGGTCGGAACCGTATACATACTGCTTGGCGTCATCCAGAACATCGACGTACTGGAACGGGACACCCTTGAAGATGGTGGCCCCGGCGTACTTGCCCAGGTCGAAGCCCAGCTTGTCGTCGCTCTTGGCGGCGATTTCTTCCAGTTCGTCCAACACGTCGCTGTTGGTATAGAGACGGAACTTGGAGAAATTGGACTGCGGGTCAATCGCCTGCTTGGCGAACATGGGCGTCTGGAACTTGGTCTTGCGGAAAGACCGGCGAAGCCGCTTGAGCAGGCTGGAGTCCAGCTTGCCGCCGTGGTCTTCGTAGTAGTTCGCCCATCGCGGGTTGGTGGACGAGCTGCACGCGATGCCGCCAACCGTGCTCATGGACGACTCGCTTGCGCTCCAGTAGTCGCCCAGGTAGCCGGTAAAGTCGCCCACGCCCTCTGCCGGGTCGGTATCCGGCTGAACCAGCCATCCGGGGATGCCGAAGGGGTTCAGGTCATCGCTGGATGACGTGGGTGTGCGCCAGGCCGCCTCTTCCAGCAGGTCCGCAAATTCGCGGTAGGCATTGTCGTGACGCTGTTTGAGCAGATTGTAAATCCGCTGACGGTTGCCCTCGTTCATCGCCAGTTCCTTCAGCGAATACGAGAAGCTGGTTTTGGCGTGCGTCCACTCGACCTTGATAGTCTCATCGACGTTTGCCACGTTGGGCGTATCGACGTCATACATGCGGACGTGCGAGGCATTGCCCGTGTCGCGCAGAGAGATATGACGGGTTACGCGGTCGCCTCCGTCGAGGACGACTTTATCTTTTTCGAACCACTGATTGAGCACTTCATACGACTGGTGCTTGAGCGTCATTTGCAGGTCATCCTGCTTGAACTGCTCCAGCGTAGCCTGCCCTAAATCAATGGCTTGTTCAATGGTAATTCCGGCCATTGCGATTAACTCCTGTCTTCGTTACCGTTGACAGGCGGAATCCATTATCGGTATTTGGGGTCATCCATAATCCGGTTAATCGCATCCATTGCCCTGTCTTCGGCAGACTTGCTTTGTCCGCCCTGGATGGGGCGCCGTCCTTTCGGGCGGGCAATGAACCGGTTTTTATTTTTGTTCAAATCCGACACAATCTTAGACTTCACCTGCGTCTCGGTCAGTTGTCCTTTGAGGGCATTGACGCCAATCGTCAACGCTTCCTCATCCGACAGCTTACCGCCGTAGGCCTGTTGCGTGCCCATGGCTACGCGCCAGGCAAACAGCCGTGCCTCTTTGTGTTTGCTGTCCAACTTTTGAGAGTTGCCCAGCAGAGGCATAGCCTTAGCGGCTTCGTCGAAGAAGGCGTCAATACGACGCGACCCTTCACGGCGGGTCTGTTCCTGAACCACCTCGAAGTTTTTGTCGTGCGATTCCAGGGTTCCGGTCAGTTCATTGACATGCTTAACGAGCTGTTCAATGACTTCTTTCGCTTTGGGGCTGAAGTCCAGTTCGTCCGCATCGGACAAATCCAGTTCCAGCTTTTTAAGCTTACCTTCACCAGCCTTTTTCTTCGGCTCGACGGGAGGGCGTTCTTCGCCATTCGGCTGGCTTATGCGAGCCGCTGACTCCTGGGCCTTTGCAAGGGCCTCCAGGACACTCGGCTTGGTCTCTGCCAGCTCGACAATCTCTTCGTCGCTGAGGTTGGCACGGCGACCAGCTTCTACAAGCCGGTCATCAATGGGTTCTTCACCGGAGTCTTCCTCCTGGTCGTCGCTGTCGTCGTCCAGAAGTTCGTCTTCGGTCTGGTCTTCAGTGCTATCCTTAGCATCTTCTTCTTCTGTGGAATCATCTTCTCTTGGGTCGATTCCTTCTCCCGAATCATCGCTGTAATCTTCATCGTCGTAAGCGGTGTCGCGTCCTGCGGATTTGCCGCCCGTGCCATCAAGCGGTGTTCCCTTCCCTAAGATTGAGTCGTAGACCTCGTTAAGCGAAGCCATGGACGTCTGTTCCTTTTCATCTTTGGCCATCATAATCTCCTAAAATTTGCTGGATGTCAATCCAATTCGACGTATCCTCGTCTTTTTGCTTCATATAGCTTATGTTTTCGGCTGGTAATTTTCAATGCTCCGGTCTCCGGATGGTACTCGCTGCCCGGAAATGTCCGCATCGCTTCGGCGATTTGGTCCGGGTTGATTCCCATGGATTCTGACCAGCGCTCTCTATTGACCAGGTCCGTATTTTTACATTCGTCCGAATAGCTTCGGCTGGCGGGCTTGCCGCAGACCTCGCAATCCACAGTGGCACGCGGCTCCGGAATAGACGTAAAGTCTTCGGTCCTGTGGCCATCCACGCACCTGTAACAGTAAATAGGCATACCGCCCTCCTTAACTGGTCTGGCCGACGACGAAGTACTCGTAACTGGCGCCAGCGGTGGAACATACAACCATAACGCTCAGGGCCGTGTCGCTGAGGACTGGCCTGAAGAAGGCCGCCTCGGACTCGTCGATTCGGAGCATTTTATTCTCGGTTCCAGCCAGCGAACAGGCCGGGTCCAGGTAAATGGTTTCATCAATGGACCTGATATACAGCCCGTCTACCAGGCTGGCGGCTACCTGTCCCAGGTCAACGGCCTCATAGGTGTCGGCGGCGGCAATGGTTCCATAGCCGTAGTGACAGCCTTCGGGCGTATTGGTGGTGACGAACCGGTTGCCCAGGTTCAGTTCGTTGCCCAGGCCGGTGACGTTGACGGCCATTTTGACTTCGCATTGCGCGGCCATAGGTTAATCTCCCTTTTTGGAAAAATCACGCAGTTGCCTCTTGTTCATCTTCAGAACCTTCTTGTTCTTCTTGTATAGCTTGCCCGGTTGATGCAGGGCTATCGCCATCATCTTCCGTTGTTTCTCGGTTTTCGCTGGCATCTTCTTGCTCCTTGCCATATGCGTCCGGCATCATCTTGTAGAACTCGTCCCAGAGACGCCGGTACAGATGTCTTTTTTCTTCCGGGATGTCGAACTTGGCATAGAGCATTCGCATCCCGACACGTTTGTCATGGTTTCGAACGATTTCCTGAACTTGTGATACGGTTGGTCTTCGATACATGCTTGGCCCTCTTTCCTGTCATCAGCACTTTGGCGTCAGGACTTTTTTTCTTCGTTAACAGCTTCTTGTCGGCAAATCCGCCGGGGACATACTCTTCCATCTTTACGCACTCCTATTTACGGGCGAAGAACCTTCGGCCTCAGCGCTGGACATCTGGCCGCCGGTTCGGTTCATATGTTGGTTGAGATTGCTGAGATTATCGGACTCCGAGTTTTGGAAGCGTCCGTCCGACTGCCCGCTGGACTGTCCGGAAGGAGTCCCTTGCGCTGGAGAATGTGGATTTTGCGCAGTGGACTGCGGGATACCGGTAACATACCAGTTATCCAGATTGCGAATATCCAGGAAGCGGGCGGCTTCCTTAACCAGTTCGACGACGTTGAGGTTGGCGCCCTGCATCTGGGCCATCTGAGCCGTCGGCAGAACCACCTGTCCAATCAACTGCATCAGGCGCTGGTAGCGCATATCCGGACTCATCATGCTCATGGAGTACGGTTCGATGTCGAACCCGTAGTCGAAGAAGTCGCCTTCCCGAACTTCAGGCGTGTAGGTCACTTTCAACTTGAACCCGCCCAGCTCTTTAACGACAGGAATCTGAATCAGCGGGTCACTCCAGAGATACCAGGCCAGTTTGCGCAGGTTGTTTCGCGCGAAGGTATGGACCTGGAGCATCATGTCCTGGAGGTGCTTGCTGGCATTGGCCTGAAGCATTTGTTCCTGCCCCAGCGTTGAAGCTTGCGTTTCGCGCCCGCCCAGGGTATAGAGATTACCTCCCTGGATGGAATACTGCTGTTCGAGGTATTGAATGAAGGGGAAGTTGGTTTCACTGACGCCGCCCAGCTCCACTTCTTTGATGCCGTCGGTGTTGCGCACGCCGACTGTTCCGCCGTCGGCGGCTTTACGGATAAGGTCCGCGTCGTCGTTGGCGCCGACTTCATAAAGGAGCAGTTTCTTTTCGCGTTCGGCCTGGACCTTCATCTTATCCACCAGCCTGTTAATCATATTGTTCAGCCCAATCCAGCTATAGATAGGCGGAATGGGAATGGTGGTATCCGGAAAATACTTGTAGGCCAGAACGTCGAAGGGTCCCTTTTCGGGTCCGTCCCATTCAACGGTTCGCAGTATTTTATTTCCCTGTCCTTCGGGCGGGATGGTCACAATGATGTTCTCATCAGGAAGCCAGAGGTCAATCATCCAGACCATCGGCTTGACGTCCTGCATAGCGTTGCAGTTCAGTCCGCGCCGGTCCTTGCTGATTTTGGATGGGGCGCCGTCTCTGACGGATTCGGACTGTTCGGCGTTCAGCCCATCGGTGTTTTTATAGAGTCCGCTGGTTCGAACATACTCTTCCGGAAGCAGATACCAGTTTCCTTCCATGGCATTTTCCTGCCGGTTGCGGGCGCGCCAGTCGGCAATGTAATCCTCAAAGTCCACATTGTCGCAGTAGGGCTGGCCGACGTCATGCAGGTAGCCCATGACTTCGACCTGATGGTCGGCCATGATTCCTGTCTTGGTAATGCCCATGCAGAACAGACTATTGACAACGACGGGGCGCAGGGTATTCTTGGCATACTCGATTTCATCGAGCAGGTGCTCCATGGCCAGTTCCAGGGTTCTGGCAAATGAGGCTGACGCCTGAAGTCCGCGCTTGGGGTCCACCAGGACGCGCGGGTTGTGGCTAATCAGGTACGGAGCCAGGATGTTGACGCCACGGTCGATGAGGTTCAGCGGCTGTTTCTCGCTGACACTGCGCAGATAGGATTCGCTGAAGTTGGCGTCGTACCAGCCGGAGGCATACTGCTTCAGGAGCCTGAGCCGAACGTCCCGCATGGGCTTTGTCCAGCGTCTCCATTCGTTAACGGCGCGTTGCAGGCGGACGGGAAACGGCGTCCTGACATCCTTCTTCTTGAGGAGATTTAGTTTATTAGCCACAGGTCTTCCTGCCTTTCATTTTGCTCTTGAGCCATTCGTCTCCGGTACAGAATTGTCCCGGTATGCCCAAACTGCGCCTGGTCGAGCTGGGCGCGAGGCTGTTCGTAACGTGCCAGTTGACAGAGTGCGTCGGCAATGACCATGTCACCGTGTCCCGCTTTGGCGCCTCCAACCTCGTCGGAATCTCCGCTGGGCCCCAGCCCGCTTCCTGTTTCGTAGAAGACGTAGTCTTCCGCTTCCCTCAATGACTGGATGTCCGGGTTAATAAAGCTCTTGGACTCCATGTCTTCCTGGAAGGTCGCGTGCATGGCCGCGTCGTAGGCCACCATCAAGTTCAGTTTACTGTCGGTACTGCTATGCCATCCTACTGTGTCGCCGCGCTTTCGGCTGACCTTCTTTTCAGTACGGTCACGGTACACGAAATCATATCCCAGTTCAAGGACACGTCTGCCGAAGATGGTTCCAGGCCCGTTGTTTTCGTAGATGAGGTAGGGTAAGCCGGTAGCGCCTCCGTACCACTTGCAGAGGGCTACCACCTGCTCGGCGAAGTGAGTGGGCTGGGTGAACGGGCAGAGCCATCGGCCAACTTTTTTGCCCAGGTTGACGTCGAAGATGCTGGCCACAGAGTTGGATTGGCCGCTTCCCATAGCAATGTCACAGCCAATGATGTAGTTGTGCGTCTGGTCCGGACGGGAACCCCGTAGGGGTTCCCACAGCAGGAGCCGTCGTCGGCCTGAGTTGGGCATCCAGGCGGAATTGACAATGATATTTTCGACGACGCGGTAGATGACTTCTCCCCGGTGGCATGGTTCGGAGCCGTACTTATCAATCATCCGGGTCAGCGTAATCGGGTTAAAGACAACGTCACCGGCGCCGATATAGTTGATGTCGATGTTGACGGCCTTGTCGCGCGGGGTGCGTCGTTCGCACTGCTGGTCATACCAGGGGCTTCGTCTACCGGTAGGCGAGTAATAGGTCTGGTTGGCCGGGTCATTTCCGTCGGCAATAAACTTCAGTTCATAGAAGTCTTCCAGTCGGGCGCGTTTGGTCAGCAGGGACTTCTCGAAGTCGCTGTAGAAGAACGGAACGTCCTGTTGGATGTCGTCGAAGATGGACGGGTATTTTCTTCGGTAATATTCGATGTCGCGGATAACAATCTGGTTGAGGTTCGGGGACTCGTAGTGTCCCTTGATTTTCCACGGGTGCTCCCACCATGGAAGTGTCACAATCTCGATTTTACCGCTGAACCGAAGCTGTCCGAACGGATGCCCTCTGCTGACGGGTGTGGAGTTGAAGATACGGCACGGTGTCGTATCGGAAATTGTTTCTTGAATCATCTGGGCTTCGGAAGGCTTGACACGGGCGAACTCGTCGCACATAATGGCCTGTCGTCTGCCACCGGCGCCGACGTCTGCGTTGGTGGATTCGCCGTCGATGACCGAATTATTTTCGATGTTCAGCAGATGGCGTTCGGAGACATCCGTGCGCGGTGTGGCCCACAGCGGAAGATGGCGAAGCATATACTCCAGCTTCCAGTACAGAGTGTCCGGGTTGCCGCGCTTCCAGACGTATTCTTCTTTTCGGCTGGTAATTAGGAACGTCGAGTCCGGCATCCACAGCCATTCGGCCAGGAAGCTTCCCAGAATAATCCAGGTAGCCCCCATTTCGCGGGACTTATCAATCAGCAGGTCGCCTCCGTTACGGATGCAGTCAATCAGGCGTTCGATGGCCATGTCTTGAACGGGCCAGGTAATGAACGGCAGATGCTTGGTCAGGCTCTGCTCCTTCTTCGGCTGAAACGTCCAGAACATTGTCTTGAAGGTTATCTGCTGTTTGGCCTGACACATCAGCCGGAAGGTCTCCTGCATCGACCGGTCCTGAGAAAGTTGACTGTGCAGTCTCTGTCGGAACTGCACATTCGCTCTCGGTTCCGTCGGTATGGCCTGCAAAAAGGCCTCGGCTGAGTCGGGCAATTTTATCTGATTCGAGGATGGCATCGCTCTCGACTTCCCGGTTCTGTTCCTGTTTTTCCAGGTCTCGGTGGTTTTTCCAGTTCTGCGGGTCCTGATTACAGAGCCAGAACATCAGCAGTTGAGGATTGGGTTCCAGTTCTTCGGTGGTAATATCGGTAAAGACTTTTCCCTTGCTGTCGATTTTCTCTTTAATCTTGGTGATGACACGCCCGCCGATAGCGGTTTCGTAGAGTGTAGCGGCGGCGATTTGAGTGGCTTCTGAGCGTCCGGCGACGAGTTTTTCCTCCAGGGCCGGAACGCTTTTAAGCCGTCGTTTCAGCGTACCCAACTGGACTCCGAGAAGGTTGGCTATTTTGTTATCGGTCATCCCGGCGGCGGCCATATTTTCAATCACGCGCCGCAGGACCGGGCTGGTCCAGTCGTAGGTTCCTTCACTGCTCCGGTCAATGACAATTTCTTTTGGCATTTTTTTTCGTTTACCCATGCTCCGCCTACCTCAGATAGGAGCAGAATACCGACCCGGCAGCCGAGGCATGAAGGAAGACCTTTTGGGCGTCGTCCACACCGATTTCCACGCTTCCTACGCTGGGTACCAGGGCTCCCAGGGAGACGTTTGTGCTCCCGACGGAGAAGTGGATAGCGTTGGCGCTGGTGGTGGACAGGTGAAGGACACGGCAGGGAACACTGCTTCCGGACAGGGCGGTGGTTCCTGACGCGTCTACGCCCAAAGTACCGCCGGAGGTACAGACAATATCGGTTTTGGAGTTAGCATAAAGGCTATTGGTCATCGCATCTCTCCCTTAGATGTTGGGGTTTGCGTTTTGGACTGCACAGCCTTTAGGGTACTGCCTTTTATCTGTGGACTGCAAGCGGATTGCTACGGCCTGACCAGGTTTTTGAGGTCCATTTCGAGCTGTTGGCCGTAATTATGCAGGGCTTTGGTGACAGCATCGATAAATTCAGCGTCTTTGGAGCTTAATGGGGGATTAAAGCTGATTGCTTCGTGTGTATTGCCAGACAATTCAAGGACAAATGCGTCCGGTTCACCTAAAATGGACTTCATATTGGCAATACTTTGGATGCGGCTGGCTAAAGATGCAATTTTTTTGCATTCCATGTTTTTTATCCTTGACGCTTTCGTCATATCGGTTATATTCACTATATCAATAGTATATGGTAACAGGTGATTCGTACAAAACAACTACTTTTTAGGAGATTTGCAATGCCGGACTATGGAGATTCCCAGGAACACGAACACGGATACGAGCCCGAACACGAACATCAGGATATTCCTGCGGGGATTGAGGCGCTTGGCATGATGCTGTCAAGGCTCAGCCAGGCTGGAATGACAGAAGAGCCCGCCGAACCTGTGACGGCAGAGAAGCTGATGAGTTTTTACAATGTCCTGACCATCAAGTACGACTTCAAGCCTGGCGACATTGTCGAATGGAAGCCCGGATTTCGCAACGCGACGCTTCCTGGCGACACGGACAAGGCGGTGGTCATCGAGGTTCTGGACGAGCCGATTCGTCATATCGGCAAATCGGACCCAGGAAAGGCGTCCTTCAGGTCATACGTCGATATTGTTCTCGGCGTCATCGACAAGGACGACGACTTTATCATGTTCCACTTCGACTCCAGGCGGCTTCGGCTGGTGCGCGGGGGGACAGAGAAAGGAAATCAGTAACATGGATGCGAACTATATCACGCAGATGATGAAGTCCTACGGTATGCTGAATACCGCAAGCGGTTCAATGACCAAGGACAGCCCTATCTTCTGGGACGAAACACCGACCTGGGTGCAAAATCTCGACGGTTCGGTGTCAAAGGTGGGACGTGTTTCGATTTCTCCTGACGAAGAAGCCGTATGGGGTGGGCCTGGTACGTTTTCCGGTGTTGGCGCAAAGGAAGCCGAGGCGCACAGGCGCTGGATGGACATCCTGCAAAACCAGGAGCCTCCGGCTGTTACCAATGCAACCAGTGCTTTCAAGCAACTGGCCAGGTCCATCGAGAAAATCGAGGCCACGCCGTTTACGGGCGCCGAGAAAGAGCGCCTGGAGGCAAAGATTGCCCGTCTCCAGTCGGTCGGAGCCACACGCCAGGCGGAGATTCTGGAAAAACAGTTGAGGCTCAGGCAGAGACTGGTGGCGCTGAAGGACTGGGATTACCCTGTTCTCAAGCGAACGACGCTGGAGAAGTTCCAGTCGAATAACTACAGGGTCATCGTGCATCTGAATGACCTCCAGGACTATGTCGGAAACGTGGATGCAGGTGACGAAAAGGACCGGCTGATACCCGACGACGTACTGGGAAAGATTGAGCTGGCTAAAGAACGCAGGTTGTTCGACGCCTTCCAGGTCATGTGGGCCGAAAAGGTCAAAGACCCGATTGTTTTCGGGGTTCTGGACGGTTGCCAGGATATGTTCTTCGTTGCCGAGTGGGACGACGACATTACCTTTGAACAGCTTTTGGCCGGAGAGCAGTAACCACTCATGTGCATATCTCCATAGCTTATGCACCCATTCACATAGTGTCCGGTGGAAATGGCAAGACAAGCCGGAGCCGCAGTCGCAGGACGGGAATAATATCGGCGACCACCTTTCAGAACGTGCGGCGGCCAGAGCAATCTGGAGGCGGAATACCGATGCCTGCGAGTAATTCGGTAGAGGTCCTCGAAAGAGTTAAAAGCCCTGTAGAGTTAAAAGCCCTGTGAAGCCCGCCGTATCGAGATTGAAGTCGGGGAACCGACTGCCTATAAGAAGCCGCATAACAGCGGTGTAGAACGGGCCGGGGTGGACGCCTGACCAGAAGTTAATCCAAACGGCGTGACAGGCCGGAGAGCACGGCCATAGCTTTTTTAGGAGTTACCGATGTGCGAAGAGCTAAACGATGAAGTCGAGAACGGATACAAGTTGTCCAGAGCGCTGGTAGAGCACCTGGAGTCCATGTGCGCCGACTATATGTCCCAGGCCATCGAGACCGACCACGGATGCTACATTGTAAAAGTCGTTAAGACGATATAGGAGAAGAGGTTATGAGTGAGAATATTCTACTGGTTGTAGAAACAATGGTTGTTGCGGTACTGGTCGTTATCGTCTGCTGTCACATGAGAAACAACGCAGAGGACCGGCAGAGATTCAAAGAAAATATCGACCGTCTGCAAAGCGATGGAAAGTACTACGCCAGTCGGCAGACAGTGGAAAATGTCAAAGAAAACCTCCATGCGCTGGAAGCAAAATACCGAGCACTGGTTAAATACCTGGGCGTCAGCTACGAAATCGAGCACGAAGAAGGGTACGTCAAACTGAACGATGCAGGAGAGGAAGATGAGTCGGAGTCGTAAAATTCCGATGGAGACGGTCAGCAAGAAAAGCGACAAGTACAGCAAACGTGCCGCCCGAACCAAGGTCCGGCAGGAACTGAAAAAACCTGACCCAGACATCAACATCATCGAAGGCGACACCCTTGTCAACGGACACGACGAGTGGGGAACAAAGTTCGGATGGCCGGTTGCTGACTTCCTGGACGAGGAAGAAGACGTACAAACAAGATTGAAGATGTCGAGGAAATAGCATGAAACTGCTGTGCAAAATCGGGATACACAGGCCTCTTAAAGTGGGCAAATTGCTGTTCACCGACGCGCGCGGGCGCAAGGTCCATCTGGCCACGTGCCCCTGCGGAAAGACCTGGATGACAGACGGCGGACCCTGGATGGGATACAAGTGCCGGAGCATCCTGGCCAAAGAAGAACTGGACAAAATGAAACGAAAGGAAGTCCGTAAGGAAGAGCCTTTCGACAAGGAAACATTGTTACGTATCCTCAAGGATATAAAGACGTTAGACCCGGAAATACACGTCCTGGACGAAGGGACATTCGAATGATTGCGGCAATGAACACCTACGACATAACAGAAGATACTATGGAGCGCATCCGGTTCCACCTGGGCTGGATGATTCAAACCATGGACTTCAAAAACCAAATGACCGGCATCGACGCCGAAGACTCCGACGAACTGAAAGACGCCAAGCGCCTCCAGGAGGAGCTGGCAGGGAGAATGCAAGCATGATTATTGCCGTGGACTTTGATGGGACACTGGTGGAACATAAGTACCCAAGCATCGGTAATGAAGCGCCGTTTGCCTTTGCTATCCTGCGGACACTCCAGGAGCAGGGCCACCAGCTTATCCTCTACACCATGCGAAGCGGACGGGAACTGTTCAACGCCGTCCAGTTCTGCCAAAAACGAGGCGTCACCTTCTGGGGCGTCAACGAAAACCCGGACCAGCACACCTGGACGGATAGCCGTAAAGTCTTTGCGCATCTATACATAGATGACGCCGCCTACGGTGTGCCGACAAAACCCGCTACCGAAATCGGACTAAGACCCGTCGTGGACTGGTCGAAAATCGAAATAGGGAGATAATGCGATGACACACAGCCAGAAAATACTGCTGATTGCAGACCTCATCGAACGCCGAACCGC